AGCCCTGATCTGGCCCGGCTGTTCCTCCCGTGGTTCTGGCACAAAAGACCAGTTTTTTAGACGCCTCCCAGAGGGCAGACACTGCACTTTTGAAAATGACCAGATCGTCGCGTGCCATTTCGAGCTCTTCCCGCAGCGCAGCCAGCTCGGATTGGGCGGTGTCTTCATGGGCTTGAAATTCAACAAGCGTGGTGCTGCCTTCCTCTGGATACTCGGCAGTCGCAAGGTGCAATCCGTAAACCTCATTGCCTTCATCATCGGTGACGGCGCCAACCCAAAGCAGGCCGTCGGAATGCTCGCCAAAATTGTCGCCGCCATCACCGCAATGAAAATTGATTGAGCTGATTGTTTCTTTGTCCAGCAACATTGACGCCGGGACTAGCTTGTAACCTTTTTGAATGCTCATGCTCTGAACTTTCCTTGGCCCGCCTCGCGAGCCTTGTCGTTGTGAATGATGCGGCACCACAGAACTACCGTGACCACCGCGATTAGGGGCCATGCTGCGAATATGTAGGCGAGGTAGATCACAATGGCTCATCCGGCATCGGCGCCCACTGAAAAACCTTGTAGCATTGCCCATCACCGCGACGGCTGCACCATGCTCCATACCACTCCCCTTCGCCCCGGTACTCACCATTCTCAACATTCCAATGCCCGCAAACAGGAATCCGGATCAGAACAGGAGTTCCAATTTCTGGCATCTGGTCGGCGCACTTAATCCAATTACTCATCATCAATCCTCATCAGTCTTGCCCGCATACGCCTTCTGGCATCGCGGGCAGTTCCCATTGTTTCGAATCCACTCGGCGGAATAGGCGCTCTTGTGGCATGAATCGCAGCGGACCATTACGAGGTCTTGGGGCGGGTCTAGGGCTCGGTCGCCGAGGTAGAGTCTATTTGACGGCCTCATGCGTTAATTCCGGACAGCATAACGATTACGACAATCGCTACCAAACTGATGATCAGATCGTATTTTGTGGCTGGCATGGGAAAGTCCTTCCCGCTTCGTGCGGGGCATAGCTGACACTAAAGGATAGATAGCTGCCGTCTTCAAAATGGAAGACCTTGAGCATCGGTGATGGCTGGCCCTTATACGCGCAATGCATTACGGCATATTCGTAAGCGTCGCTGGACTCAAGGCACTTTTGGGCGATTGTGGTGATTGACACTTTGCTTGCTCCTGTCGGGGAATTTGTTTCTACACGGCTGATGCTAGTCCTGCATAATAACTATGTCAATCCCTCCTGCCAGTGAATTCGCACGACAGCCGAGATCTCATCCTTGTCGCCAGTCACCTCGCCGCCAGGCCAGAAGCAGTGGAATGCCCCGTCTTCCAGCCTGCTCAGCGCGAATAGGTGTAGCGTCCACAGCGTCTTCGACTGGCGCTCCCATGGTAGCTTTGTTGGTGGCGGCGCGATGATCCGCTCCATGGATGCCAGTCGACCGCAGAAGATGGCTTCCAGGCTGGCTCGCTCAGTTGCCTCGGTTGCTTCTGGATCTGGGCATAGGTAGCGGCAGGCTTTGCCGTCTGTGAAGGTTAGGTCGAAGATGAGCATGGATCGATCATCCTGGATTTTTCAATGATCTGGAGCGCCTGACGTAGATCTCCCTGCGAGCATTCAAGCTTAGCGACCAGTTCGCCGATAGCGCCATAGCAATCGGCCAGCAGATTGTTGGCATTGTCCAGCGAGGCGCATCCACGCTGACAGCGTTTCTGGAGTTCGACGTAGTCGGTCATAAGCGCACCTTCAGGCCCAAGGCTTCAAGATGCTCGATCAGATCGTGCAGGTAAATAAGAGAGCCGTTTTCGTCTGGAACAAGATCCTCACCGCTTAATTCTAGTTCGTGTCGATTGGCTGGCAGCGTGATCACCAGTGATTCGCGGGAGGCTTGCCAGGCGCATTGCCATGCCATCCAATGAATCGAGCCGAGCTGTTCGAATGCCTTGGCCGCTTCCAGATGGCCGGTACGAATCAGCGAGGCAATTTGCTCTTTGCGCCATTGTTCGAACTTTTCATCTGCTTCTTTGATATTCATTATTTGGCGCTCCTGTTTTTTGCTTGTATAGCTGCGTCGAATAACGCCTTTCTATATTCTTGATCGCCATCGTCGGCAAGTTGGCAGCCTTCTTCGCCAAGCCTTGCACGAACAATCTTTACACCTCGACACCAGCGGGCAAGATGCTTTCTCGCGTCGCGCAGGTCGACAGCCATCAAGCTTCCGTAATGGCCATCCGGATAGTATTTGTGACCTCTTGGAACCAAATACAGATACCGGCATTCGCGAATGATATCCATGCTATCTCCCCTTAACCGGCAACCAAAGGTCGCCATCAACCTTCTTGATTGCGCCTTCTTCAAGCAGCTCGAAAGCCGCCCGCTGCCAGGCAGTCTTCGCCGTGTTCGGATTCATCTCGTCGGCGCTGATCAGCATATTCATTACGTCGTCGCGAACCACAAGCCTCGGCTCTGGAGCCCCCGTGTTCTTCGCGCACCGCAAACGGAGCTGACTCATGATCATCGACTTGACGCGCTGGTTGGCCTTCGGTGCCGTCTTCTCCTTCTCGGCGCGACCCTGATCAAAGTCGGCATTCATCTCTGTCCTGTCGAGCATGGCGGTCATCTTCGGCACCAGGCTGGCTAGCTCAATACCTTTTGCGCTCACGTCGCCGGTACGCACCACCGAGAATTCGAATGCCATGTCTTCCGGCTCGATGGCGTCCTTGATCTTGTCGGTGTGCAGCTCAGCGTAAAGCTTCTCTTTGCCCCGCGTGATCTTGTAGCTGAACCCGCAGTCACCGAACGCAACCGATGAGCCTCGCATGGATGCTGAGTCGCCCTTGCCAGTGTGACCAACGAAAAGCACAGTGCAGCCATCGAACGAATCTCGGATATCCTCGCAGCCAGTGATAAACCCGCGCATGTCGGCGGCGTCGTTCTCGTTGCCAGCGAAGCATTTGGAAAAGGTATCGATGACAACCAGCACATATTTCATGCCGAGCTTCTTCTGCACTTCGCGCATGGCTGCCTTCAACTGCTCGCGGTCAACTGCGTTATTGATGATGACGCTGGCCTCAAGAATGGTCACAGCACTGTTGTCTTCACCAGTCTCGATCCGCCAGGCCTTCTTGCGCAGGTGCAACTCGCTACCGCCCTCGGCGGCGATGTACAGAACCATGCCGGGATAGTCGACGTCGATGCCATTCCACTTGCTGGCGCTGGCCACCCTGCTGGCCACATCCAGCGCCATGAAGCTCTTGTAGCTGCCTGGACGCCCATAGATGTAACCGACATCGTTGTGCGGCAGAAATCCGTAGATGAGCCACTTCTTGTTCTTGACGCGCTCGATGGCTACGTCTTCATCGAACTCGATACGGGACAGGAATTTGGCGCCAGACACTGCGTCGTCGACTTCAGGCGCTACCTTCTTCGGCGACCGCTTGCCATCCTCGACAGCTTTTTCGACAAACTCCTTATAGCTTTGAATCTGCACAACCTGCTGCGTCGGGTCGAACTTCTCGGGCTCAGCCTCGACCAGCGCCATCAGGTCAATCAGCTCGTCAGTTGATTCTGGGACTTCCGATGGATGCTCAAAATCCTCCATCATGAGTTTGCCTCTACTTGCTGTACTGCAAGTTTAAGCCTGGCCGCATCAGTGGCGCACAACACTTCTCCGCGAATAATCAACCCGCGAGCGCATTCTATTATCATTCTGTTGAACTCCTGCTTTGTCGGTCTTGCCGGCACTGATACATAGCCATGCCACTCAACGCCATCGAAGTAATAATTATCGCCATCAGTGCGACAGCCAAATACAAATACTTCACCCAGATTAATGACGTAGCCAAGTTTTAGCTGGCCGATAGGAAACGTATACATCCTGCCGTTATTAGGTATCTCTGGAAGTTTGCAACCGTAGCAGTCAAGCACGGCTGCATTCAGGTTCACGCAATCCTCCAGCAGCGCCACTCAGTGCCGCGCTTCGACGTGTAGCGACCAACCAGATACTTCTTCACGCCCTTCTTGTTCTCTCGGCACACAGACACGCGCACAGCGGCCAGACGGTCATCGTCAACCAGGAACGAGGCTTTCACCTTCATTTCATCGAATGGGTTGCTGTTCTTGCGGCCGCATCGTGGCTTATCGGATGGTGGAGCGATGTCGTTTCGGATGACTTTCAAGGCGGTTCTCCTTTGCGTTTTGGCGAGTGTACAGCCGCAAAAACCACCAGGCAACAAAAAGTGAAATCGTTTCCGGAAATAAACTGTAAACCCGCCAAACTCAAGGGATTCAGACGGATACATGTAAACGTTTCGAAAATGAATCTCAGTTTGAATCCGAGCCGAACCCAATGAATGCGGGCGCTTGGCAATTACTGAGATTGAGAAATTCTTAATTAATCCATTTCCTTGAATCTGGACTGATTCTCATTGCGGATTCAGATTCATGGTTTGAATCTAAAATGAATCCGATGAATCCGTTGATTTCATTGGGTTTTTTATTTCGTAAACAGAAAGTGAATCTCAGTTTGAATCTCAAATATACCCTTAAACCCTTTCCGAGATTCAAGTCTGCACCCCCCCATTTATGGAAGGGGGTGCAGATTGATATCGAGGGTCGATGGCTGGAATCCAGGAAAAGCAGAGCCGATAAAATTTCCTTAGATTGTCGCGATAATCGTTTGACATAGTTTTGGAGGTGCGAGATGATTCGTTTCGTGGTGAATGAGCAGGTCGATGCTGAATGCGAGTATCCATGGCGAGCTACTGATACCTAGATGAGTTAGGCCGCCAAGCCGGAGATCGACACCGGCCACCACAACAGAATTCAATAAGGATTAAGATATGGCTTCGATAACTGATATGCATGTAAAGATCCTCGGCATTGAAGAGCTCGACAAACTTCTTGATCTGATCGAAAGTAACTTGGCTGTCTTGCCAATCGTAATTGTTAAAGCTTACAGTGATCTTGTTCGAGAGCGTGCTAAACTCGAACTTGTTAAATGAATCAACCAGCGCCAGCAATACCGTCAGAGACATCGGTCAACTTCGCAAAGTTTGCAGTCACTCAGGCAGCTTTCTCCTGATAGCGCAATGCGATGAATGTGTTTAGCCAAGGGTCTGCTTACCTGTATGCCAGTTGTCTCGCTGGTGGCGAAGAGAGATAAAGACAAGTCCTTTAATCTAAGTGTTTTGGCTCCGGCATTTTTGATGATGGGCAGGACGAGCAGAGATTAGTCCGGCTTCAAATGTCTACGGTGGTGGATCACCGCTCTCTGTAACTGGATGCGACACAGACCACTAATCTGGATAGCCAGCCCGCAGATGCGGAAATCGTCTTTATCAAAGTGTGATTTGTCGCGGGACGAAACCAGGGACTGCGGACTTGGGGAGATGGTTCGAATCCATCACGGATCACACCTTGATGCAGATGACAAGCGAAGCAGAAGTAGCGCTGGAAAGCACGGCAGAACCGAGCCAGCCATCTCATCCGTCAGCGTGACGCAAACTGCACCGTCGGGGATAACCACAGACAGTTCGACGTAAAGCTACAGGTGGTAAGCCCGCAACCTCACGGAAGCGGGCTTTTTCATTTCTGCTGGCGTGATATAGTTTCAGGCATACGGACAGGATGGGAATGATATGAACGCTGAGCAGCAGGCTTTATTCGACAACCTCACACAGCTACAGCAGCGGGTAGCCACGAACGTGCTTGCGGGCATGAGTCAGCGTGCGGCCTATATCCAGGCGGGAGGAAAGGCCAACACGACTGAGAACAATACAGACGTTTGCGCGCATGAAATCCTAAGAAACCCTAACGTGAAATCGTTCATGGATTCGATGAAGATGCAAGCAGTTTCTGACGCCATCATGACACGTGAAGAGGCCATGCGAATCCTCACAACCCTGGGTCGCGGCAACCTGACCGACATCGTCAAATTCAAAACAGTCCACGTTGGCCAGAACGCCGAGACGGGCGACGACGTACACCAGACCACATGGGAGATCGACGAGGCATTGCAGGCAAATGACCCTGACAAGCTAATGATTATCTCCGAGCTGGAAGTCGGCAAGAACGGCCCGAAGATCAAACAGCACTCCAAAGTGGCTGCCATTGCGCAACTCGCCAAGATGGGAGGCTGGGAAGCCGCGCAGAAATTCGAACACGCCGGACCTGGCGGCGGACCAATCTTAACCAAGGACGTCACCGAGCTTTCTGACGAAGCATTACTCGCGCTGATTGCAGGCTCTGCGGCGAAAGAAGAATGACACCAGTGCAACTGGCGGCCCAAGAGCTGCTTGGGCGCAGGAAGGCTCGCAGAGGCCTCCTTGACTTCATCCTGTACATCAATCCAGAATACATCGTCAGCGAGTTTGCGCAGGAGTTGTGCGCGGCGCTGGATCAGTTCTTCATTGATCAGCAGGCTGGTTTGCGTCCAGTGCTTGTGGTTCAGGCGCCGCCGCAACACGGCAAGTCGGACATCGTCAGTCGATACGCGCCTGCCTTCCTGTTCGGCCAGGCTCCGGATCTGTCCATCGGCGGCCTGTCCTACTCCAAAGACCTGGCGACCGACATGAACCGCGATGTTCAGCGGATCATGCTCAGCCCTGAGTATCACCGGCTGTTTCCTGGCGCATCTCTCAGCGCCAAGCGTGCCGTTACCGTGGACGTCGAAGCCAAGCGCAACAGCGACGTGTTTGAGATCGTTGGGCGCAAGGGTCGATACGTTGGCCAGGGTGTCGGCGGCCCGCTCACTGGTAAGCGCCTGGACATCGGCCTGATCGATGACCCGATCAAGAACGCCCAGGAGGCATTGAGCGAGACGATCAAGGACGGCATCTGGAACTGGTACATCACGACCTTCCTGACGCGCCTCAGCAAGAACAGCGGCCAGATCATCATGGCCACCAGCTGGGCAACCGACGACCTGTCAGGCCGCATCCTGAAGATCAACGCCAAGGCCAAGCATCTCAAGTTCGTTGCGGTCAACATGCCAGGCGAGAAGGGTTACGATCCGAGTCGTCGCGAAGGCGCGCTGGTTCCTGACCTGCATCCGCTCGACAAGCTGCTCGAGCAGAAAGCGATCATGTCCGACTACTTCTGGTCGGCCATGTATCAGCAGTCGCCTATCGCGCTTGGCGGCAACATGTTCAAGACGGATGAATTCAGGTTCTACGACGTCCTGCCCAAGCTTAAGTGGCGGGCGATCTTCGGCGACACCGCGCTCAAGACCAAAGAGCAAAACGATTATTCCGTGTTCCAGTGCTGGGGCGAGTCCATGGAAGGGCAGGCCGTGCTTATTGATCAGATCCGGGGCAAGTGGGAGGCCCCAGAGCTATTGACCCAGGCGCGTGCGTTTTGGGCCAAGCACAAATCAGAAGGCACTGGAACGCTGAGGTCATTCAACGTCGAGGATAAGGCGAGCGGAACCGGCCTGATCCAGACGCTGAAGAAGGAAGGCGTTCCGATCCTGGGAATCCAGCGATCCATTGACAAAATCACCCGAGCCATGGACGCCATCCCCCTGATACAATCAGGAAACGTACTGCTGCCCAAGAACGCGCCATGGCTCTCCGACTACCTGTCCGAGTTCGCGGCCTTCCCCAAAGGCAGCCATGATGACCAGATCGACCCAACGATGGACGCCATCGATAACGTCCTGAACCAGGGCAAGCGAGATTGGAGAAGCATGCTATGAGCCGAACCCGTACCTTCATGGACGGCATCACGAACATCGTCAACCAGCTCGCGAATCGTCGGAGCGCGGCAAACGTCAACGTGGTTACGTCTACTCGACTGGATGACAGCCAGCTTCGCGCCATCTTCAAGACTGGACTTGGCGCCAAGATAATCAGTATCAAGACTGGTTACGCGCTGAATGACACGCTCCAGTTTGCGAACGATAAGGACGAAGAACTTTACAAGCGGCGATTGCAGCGAGCCGTAAAGAAGGCGTCCAAGTTCATGCTGGGCTTTGGTCGCGGTATCATCCTGCTGAATGAGCGCGGCGCCGATCTGTCGAAGCCGCTTACCGGAAAGCTGGATCTGGCCAAGGTGAAGCTCGACGTATTCAGTGGCGACATGGTTACGCCGATGGAAGTCAGCATCGACCTGAACGATGTCCGCTATCAGAAGCCTAAGAGCTACAGCGTTCGCGGCAAGTCCTTCCATTGGTCGAGGGTTGTGGACTTCACCTATTACGCGCCGCCTGAGTTGGATCTGCCGACCTACCGTTACGGCGGAGTCAGCGAATTCGAAATGATTCACACGCAACTGATCAACGACGGCATCGTTGAGCGGGCAAGCGGGACCATTCTCGAAAAGAACTCGACGCTTGTGCATAAGGTTGATGGGTTTGCTGACGCGGTTAAGTGCGGACAGGATGATGCCTTGATCGAATACTACTCGCGAGTAGCCGAGCTGCGAGGCATCTACGGCGATGCTGTAATCGACGCCAAGGACGACATGATTTCGGTAGCTCAAGCGCTGACAAACCTTGACTCTGTGGACAACATCACGATTCGCCGCTTGGCGCTTGTGACATCCATCCCGGTTCCACTTCTGGTTGGCGAGTCCGTCCAGGGCTTGAACAGCAGCGGCAGCCAGGAGCGCCAGTCGTTCCAAGACATGGTCGAAAACCTCCAGTTCGATTACATGGAAGATCCGATCAAAGAGCTGTGCACGCATTACGGTATTAATGAAGTCTGCTTCAAGGAGAACCAGGGTGGCACTGCGGCCGAGCGCATGGACTTTGAGACCAAGGTGATCGATAACGCTGTCAAGCTGGAAGCCCTTGGTGAGGATTATCGCGAATATCTGATCACGCACGACATCATCAAGGATGATCCGTGGAAGAAATTGTTTGCCGAGCCAAAGGAAGATCCTGAAGCCGACCTGACTGCTGGATTGCAATCATGAAGCGCCAACTGACCGCCGCCAAGCCAACCCCAATCAAGGCGCCGAAGTCACCGCGAGGCATCGAAAACGAGCTGGGATCAGTCATCGAGTTCATGGTCGAGACGATGGCGAAGCGGTTTCAGAATCAAGTTCTGAATCAGCTTCAGGTCAAGACGGTTGAGAAGTTTACTGACATCGCCATAACAGTTATGCGCGAGAGGAAGGTGATCGATGGCTACGTTGACCGCAAGAGATGGCAGGCCGAAGACCGGACATTTACTGATGCTTCTGGCGTTGAGTGGTCGCGAGAAGAGCGTGTCGAAGTCGAGTACCGCGACCCGGTATATCGCACTGAGCGTTACCAGCGCATCACAGTCGCAAGCGATATCAAACCAGCCGATCAAATTGTAACTTTCGAAGACGCCCAAACCGGTAACTTCGCCTCGATCCTCCTGCGCCTGTCGAAAGCCGCCAGCAAGTCGATCCTCAAGCAATTCAGCAATGGTCGTATTGATACGATAACGCAGGCCGCCCTAGGCAAACTCGACAAGAAGTCCAAGGAAGAGTTTTACAAGCGGGTCGCCGCGAAGACCGGCATCAACGTCGCCGACCTGATCGCAAAGGAGGGCCTGAAGTCGACCACGAACGCACTGGTGGCCGAGACCTCGCAATGGATCAAGACCCTGCGCGACGACACCTTCCAGAAGTTCACGAACAACACGCTGTTTGCCATGAGCCAGGGCGAGTCACTGGACACCATTGTCAGCCAGTTTGATGACGTGGTTTCCGAGCGAAAGAACCATGCCAAGTTCCTGGCGCGCAATCAGGTTCAGAATTACAACTCGATCACGACCAAGATCAGGGCGCAGAACCTGGGGATTACCAAGGCCGTCTGGGAGACTGCTGGTGATGAGCGTGTTCGTCCTGCGCATGCTGATAGAGAAGGTAAGGAGTTTGATCTGGCTGAAGGGTTGTATTCGTCGGACGACGGACTGTATCTGTTGCCAGGCACCGACTACAATTGCCGCTGCACCTACACAATGATCATTCCGGAAACGGTTGAAGAGGAATAAGGATTATGTCCAAGCGCTATTTTATCGAAAACGGACAGACGATCAGTCCGGTCATGGGCCTGGACGCTTGCGGAGCGCTGATCTCATTCCTCTTCTACGATGCTGGCGGGCTGCCTGTCGCGGTGTCTGGCCTGCCTTCCGTATCGCGCAGCCTGTACGACAGCGGCAACATCTTCCATGGCGTCTATCCGTTCGGCACGAATGAGTGGCGCTTCAATGGTCCGGCATCACGCATCAAGATCGACCTGACTGGCGTGACTGGCTACACGACCTATCGAGTGATCATCTGGCGTACGGCTGATCCACTGGATATGACTCCCGACGGCGCGTTCTCCGGGCTGCGAGGGATCATCACGCAGCCGTATACCGAAGCTAACGTCAAGAATGGCTTGCAGTTCTTCACTCGCGCAGCCTGGGCTACGGCAAACCAGATACCGGCCAGCAGCACAAGGCGCATATGGTTCAAGACGACGACTAAGCCGGTGATCATCAAGCTTCGCGAGATTCACTACTCCGGCGAAGAGTTTCAAGTCAACCTGTATTCAGCGCCAACCGGGGTTGTTGGCGGCACTGACATGCAGATCCGTAATTACAACCGAGTAAACGGCATCGCATCGACATGCCAGGCGAAGCAGGACGTTACCGTTACGACGCCCGGCACTCTCTTTGAGGGTCCAGAATGGTTCTTCGGATCAACAGGCGCGGCGAATAGGTCAGGAACGACAATCCCAGTAGGCCGCGAGCGCATCATTCCAGGCAACTCGGAATTCCTTGTTGAGATCATCACGTCATCCGGCACTGGCAATACGCGCATCCAATACTTCCTGGACTTCTACGAGGGCGGCACTGATTTGCCGATTAAGGCGCAATAGGTTGTTGACATAGTTATTATCTCGGGATAGTCTTACTCCATCGAAACGACCGGAGCGAGACGAGATGAAGGGCTCATACGAGGAATCGGATAAAAAAATATGCGCAGCAAAGGTCGGGCCGAATGAGTGCAAGCACAACCGAGAAATAAATTCATTATTTTGCTCCAGGCATAGGCACGCATCGGATCGTATCTATCTCGCGACTCACGTCATCACCAGCGAGCAGTTGGAATATATGATGCGAAGAGATGGCTACTACCGATAAACATCACGCCTCAAGCCCCTTTACCGGGGCTTTTTCTTGCCCGCAATTCCCCTCGGCACAATATTTGCTTTGCCATCAATCAGGGTTTACAATTCGGCAAGATTCGTTCCAAGGCTGGATAATGGAAACTCTCAAGTTCATCGACGTGGCAACCTACGACGGCAGTCTTCGGACGGCTGTCTCTGTTCGCGACGGCGTGCTTGAATACCTGGGCAGCGAGATCGGCCAAGAGCCGCCAGACAAGATCTTCACCGTCTACCGCTCGCCTGCCACCATTGCCAGTCTTGTTTCGCAGATGCCAGGCATCCCGGTCATTGGCGATCATATCGAGCCAGGCACCGAGCCTGCCGACATTCCAAGTCGTGTTGAGTCAGCGTCCTTTATCGATGCGTTCGATGAGTCGACCAATTCAACGCTGGCAATCCAGAACAAGCTGTTTCTCGACGACGACATGCTCGCCGAAATCGATGGCGGCAAAAATCAATTATCTCTTGGCTACGAAGGCCGCCTAGTCCCCCACGATAAATGGGACTTCGAACAGCGCGACCTTGTGCCAACCCATCTTGCTACTGTTGACTCTGGCCGCTGCGGTTCTGGCTGCCGCTTCATCGACCGAAAACCAAACCCGGAGGCTACCATGCCGAAGAAGTTTCATAAGGCGTTCTGTGACGCCGATGGGGCATTGAGCCTCGCACAGATCGTGGAACTGGCGGCTGGCCTGCCGGAAGCGATCAAGAACGTACCTGCCGACAAGCTTTCTGAGCTGCTGCCAGCACTTCAGGAAATCATGGCTGCTGCTGAGGCTGCTGGTGTCGAGAAGACTACCGTCGAGCCTGTTGTTGAAGAGCTGCCGTTGATGACCGACGAAGACGCCGACAAGCTTATGGACGAAAGTGCTGAAGCTGCTGGCGGCGAACCGGTCAAAGTTACCGACTCGGCCCGCAAGGTTCTGCGCAAGAAGTTCGCGGACAAGCTCGCACTGGCGATTAGCGGTGCCGTCAAGGTTCACGCCTCCGTCACCGACAAGGCTCGCACCATCCTACCGGAAAACTACAGCTTTGCTGACAAGTCGACCGCGCAACTGATGCGTGATGCCCTGGCTGTCGAGCATGGTTCGCAGAAGTTCAGCGACTCCGAGCTGTCCGTCGCCTTCAAGCTGCTGAAGAAATCCGGTGGCGAATATCAAACCTTCGGCGACCGCTCTGCCGATGACAACAGCCTTTCGGCTCGACTCAAAAAAGAACAGGAAGGTAAATAATCATGGCCTTTAACGAAACCGTCGTCACCACTCCACCGGACCTGATGCCTGGCGAGTTCATCGCCGCATCGCCTTACAACTGCTCGGCGTTCGACGTCTGGGAAGAAGGCTTGGTCCCTGGCCGCTTCGTCAAGTACGACACCGGCTCCATCGACCTGCTCGACACCTCGGCCACCCCGGTGATCGCTGGCGTTGTTCGCCGCAAGATCTCGAGCACCCTGGAAAACCTGACCTACACCAAGCTCGGTATCGCGCCTGATCAGGTTGCCGAGGTCGTGAACTTCGGTTTCGTCAGCGTTGAAGTCCTGGCTGGCGATACTCCGGCTCGCTTCCAGCAGGTTTACGCCGTGAACACCGCTGGCGCCAACCTGGGCAAAGCGACCGAGACTGCAACCAACAACGCAATCGTGCCTGGCGCGGTATTCTGGGAGCCTAAACGCCCTGGATGCTGGCTCGTTCTGATTCCAAAATACCTGACCGGGGTTTAAGTCATGAGCAAAATTATCAAACCTGATCCGTTCAAGCTGTTCAACGTCAAGTCGTTCGAAGACAAGGCGGCGTACGCCAAGCAGCACTTCACCGATGCTGGCGGCATCATCCTGGCTCGCAACCTGGAATACCTCAGCACCGAGATTTTCACTCAGGAATATCCTGAGCTGACCTTCTTGCAGCAAGGTATCACCGTCAACAACGAAGGTGGTTATGCCGACACGATCAAAAAGATCAAGTTGGCCATCGCTGGTGACTTCCGCGAAGCTGGCACCAACACCAACACCACCGGCAAGATCACGCTGGAAGGTGAAGACGACAGCATCCCGGTTTTCACCATGGACGGCGAGTCGGACTGGTCGGAAATCGAGCTGAAGAAGGCCGAGCTGCAAAACGTGAACCTGCCGAGCCGGTTCATGGAAGCGCACAACGAGCTGTACAACCGCAAGATCGATGCCATCGGCTATGTTGGCCAGGTTCGTTCTAACGGCACGTTCAAGACTCGCGGCCTACTGAACTACGCGAGCTGGGACACCGACACCTCTGCTGGCTTGGCGTCTGCGCTGACCGGTCAAGAGCTGTACGACGAAATCGCTGGCCTGATCAATCGCCAGTGGTCGAACGTGTTCAACGTGCCGGCCTACATGGCTGATCATGTGACCATGCCGTGGTCGGTCTACAACATCGCCACCAGCAAGATCCTGAACACTGCTGCCGGTAGCTCCAGCGTCCTGCGCGCCCTGCAAGATAACTTTGCTGGCGTGACCTTCGGCATGACCGACCGCGCCGAAGCTGGCCAGGCTGCCGTGACCTCGACCACTATTGCATTCTCGACCAACCGTCGCGCCATGCAATTCCGCCTGCCGGTTCCGCTGGAGATCTCCAGCATCGACCAGCGCGGGTTCAAGTACTACATGGAGAGCTACTTCTCCATCGCAGGCCTGGACGTGATCGAAGATGGCGCTGCTGCCACTCTGACCGGTCTCTGATTTCCCTAGGCGCATGGATGCGCCGCCTATTTAGGAGGGTTTGTCATGGACAAGCTCAAGAAACAAGCGGAAGAACTGGGTATCAAAGTTGATGGCCGCTGGAGTGATGAGCGCCTGCAAGAAGAAGTCGATGCTGCTGTAGCAGCCAAGGCTTCTGCTGACGCCGAAATCCAGGCTGAGATCGAAGAGCGCGCCCGCGTGCGAGCCGCAGAAGAAGAAGCCGAGCAGGCGCGTCTTGCAAAGGAAGCGCAGGATCAGGCTGACGCAGATGCTCTGGCTGAAATCCATGCTCGCGAGCGGGCCGAATTGGATGCTCAAGCTGAAGCTCTCAAGGCCGAAACCGATAGCGGTTCGGTTGTGATTGTCAATCTGCAAGTCAACCCGATGAAAGTCCTGGGTCTTGCTGGATTGCACAGTGAATCAACCATCACTCGCGCTCAAGTCGCCGATCCTCGCTTTGCCGCGAAGGTCCTGCGTGCTATCGATCTCGGCTTGATCAAGGTGAAATAATGAGTATCCAGACCGATTTCGAGGCCCGCTTCCCGCTCATCCCTTGGGTTGAGGAAATCGCGTCGACCTGGATTTATTACACCTGCCTGCAATACAGCGACTCAACCAAGGAGGCGATCCTTAATCTGATCGCCCACTTGTTGACGCTGGCTGCCTTGCCTGGCGGCGGATCTTCTACCCGGAACGTTGCCAGCAAGACTGTCGGAAGCGTCTCAGTTTCCTATGAGGCGTCTGCCACTGCCGGCAGCAACCTGGCTTCATGGTACAACACCACTCGTTACGGCCAGATCTACTGGCTGCTCACTGGCCGCCGCGTCGGGGCTCGCTTTGTATGACTCCGAAAGAGGTCTTGGCGCTGGCGCAAAACCAGCTCAAGGCTATGGAGCGCGCCAAGAACGCCGTCGTAAAGGTCGGCCTGCCTGCAAGTGAGGCGGCGACCAGCAAGGCCTACAAGTCCGATGGCGACAAGTCCGCGCCAACAGTTCTAGAGGTTGGCATCTGGCACGAGTACGGCACTCGATTTGTGCCGATGCGATCCTTTCTCCGCGCCCCCTTCATTGAAAAGCAAGCCGACCTCAAGAGGATCATCGACGGGCAATTTAAACTCGTCCTTGAGAAAGGGCTTGACGTTGAGGTTGCCCTCGGTCGCGTCGGTCTTGCCGCCAGGAACATCAGCGTTGGCGCGTTCAAAACGCAGGGCTACGGAACCTGGCAGGACATCGCGCAATCGACCAAGGACGCCAAGGGTTCTTCTGGTATCCTCATCGACACCGGGCTTCTTCGGAACTCCATCACTTGGGTAGTTGAATAATGCTTCCTGACATGTCCGACGTCCTGACCGAATGGTCGCAGCTAATTCAGCTGAAAACCAAGACTGAGACAACCATTGACTTCGTGCCGACGACTACGATCACGGCGCTCGACATCATGGCCGTCGTGCAGCCCGCCGACCCGGAAAAGCTCAAGGTCGAGCAGATTGATTTCTCCCTTGAGTACATCCAGATTCACAGCGTCAGTCCGATGGCTATTGGTCAATACGTGCAGTGGGATGGCCGCGACTTCAAGCTGGTTCCATTCCGAAAAGGCTATGGACAGTACGGCTACACCGAGGCTGTCGGCGAAGAAACCAAACTTCCGCTGCTGGTGCCGACGCCATGACAGAACCAATCCTGATTCAGCTTCAGCGCTACACACGCGACCTGCTTGGGCATCCAGAGCAGTACATCAAAGCTGGCCGCCAGAACTTCGACCGCCACCAATTTGAACTGCCATATATCGTGGTTGACTCGCTGTCTGGCGACGTCCCTCTGGCCAGCTCGACCCGATACGACGAAGACGCTGAGGAAATGGAATACAGTGAGCTTGTTTCGCGGGCATTCACCTTCGACTTTTACGGCCCGACAGCCGCAACGCTTTGCACAAACTTCAGGCTCCTGGCTCGCGGCGAAAACTCGCTTGAGCTTCAGCAGTCGCTTGGCATCACCGTCCACCATCCGGGCGCAGCAACCAACGTCAAATCACTGACCGGCCAGCAGTATGGCGAACGCATACAACTAGAATGCCAAGTCCACTACAGCCCGTCCCTGATTGTTGATATACTGCGTATCGACATCGCACAACTTCGCATAATCGGCGAACGAGGTTTGATCTATGAGCAATAACGCAAGCATCACGAACGTGATCAACGTCGCGCTGATTCCCGAAGGGCGTCAAGCTCAACGCGACAACATGAACACGGTCGCGGTAATCACCAGCGAAACCGGCGTGATCTTCAGCGCTGAGCGTTTCCGGGCCTACCGTGATTCTGCTGCCGTTGAAGCTGACTGGGGTACTGCATCCATCGTCACCCAGTACGCGCAAGCGATCTTCGACACCAAGCCGAACCCGATCAACTTCGGCGGCGAACTGATCGTCGGCCTGCATCGGGCTACCGCTGAAACTGTTCCGGCGACTGCCGCGACTCTTCGCAGCACTCAGCTCGTCGAAGCCACAATCGTTTCTCTGCTCCAGACCATCACCGATGGCAGCTTCAACATCACCGTTGACGCGACCCCGGTTGTCGCTTCCGCGCTGGACTTCAGCGCAGTGACTACCCTGGACGGCATTGCCGCGATTCTCGACACCGCCATCACTGGCGCGGTCGTGGCGCACAATAACGGTTATTTGACCGTGACCAGCTCGACGACTGGCGCGACCAGCCTGCTGACCTACATGACGCCTGGCCCTGCCGGTACGTTCATTGGCGGACTGCTGACGATGTCGAATGGCACTGGCGGCACGCTGACCCAAGGCGCCGCCTCGGTCGTACTGCCAATCGAAACCAAGGTGCAATCGATCAGCGCGCTGAAAGCCCTGGTCAACATCAAGGGCGCGGTCTTCACTGATCTCGTTCTGGATGCCGAAGTGCCAACCCTGGCCGCATGGGCTGGCTCGAATCAGGTCATCATCTACAACGTCTTCACCGGCTCCAGCTATCTGGCCATATCGCCTGCCAACCCAGTTTGGGCCGTCAAGCTGGCCAGTCAAACTAACTTCCGTTGCCTGTACAGTAAATCCGGCAATCGGCTGTACGCAGCCACCTACATGGCGCGCACTCACACGGTGAACTTCAACGCCGAAAACTCGGCGATGACGATGAACCTGAAAGAGCTGAGCGTTGCTGCTGAGTCGTACGACCAGCCCGAGATCAACTCGGCCAAGAACGTCGGCCTCGACATCTACACGACCATCAAAGATACCCCAGTTGTACTGACCAGCGGCGCCAATGATTTCGTCGATAACGTCTACAACATCATCGCCTTCATCGACGCCATCCAAACCGACATGTTCAACGTCCTGAAGTCGACCGGCACCAAGCTGGCGCAGATCACTCGCGACGTGAACAAGCTGGTTGCGACTGCCGAGAAGACCTCTCGCGGCTTCGTGCGCGCCAACGTCTTCGGCGCCGGTACTTGGACGAGCCCGGACAGCTTCGGCAACATCGATACCTTCAACCGCAACATCGAGCAGTTCGGCTTCTACTGGCTGGCTGGCTTGTTGCGCGATCAGCCGCAGCCGGATCGTCAGGCCCGCAAATCTCCAGTGCTGCAAGGCGCCGTGAAGAATGCTGGCGCGATTCACTCGGCCGACATCATCATTAATTTCAACCTGTAAGGGGCTGACCCATGAGTGTTATTACCATCTCGTTGGACAGCGGAACGCTGATCCTGAATGACTACACGTTCAAGAGCTTTGGGGAAGGCGACTATATGACGCTGACCCCGGTCAACCCCCGCACGTCTCGCGTCAACTCTGCGGCTGGCGGAGTGACCATCGGCGAGCGCATGGACAGCGACGTGTATGACGCCACCTTCAGCGTCCAGAAGTACAGCGACGATGACGTCCAAATGCTGGCCTTTATCAATACCCCTGGCGTCACGGTGATTGCCGGCTCTGCCAAAGAGTCCTATTCCAAGGATGGCCAGGCTGGCGTCGAAAGCTGGAACCTGGACGGCGGCAGCATCACCACGCAGCCGACCCAGACCCGGAACAATCAAGACGGCAACGCCATGATGGAATACACCGTCCAATTCCGCACCGCGAAACGGAGCTTGTAATTTATGGGCATGCAGGAGCAACGGGAAAAGGCAATGGCTATGGTGCGCGCCGTCTATGAAGACGGCGAAGCCGAGGTCCATGGCCGCACGTACAAATTCCACAAGATGACGCACGTTGAGCGCCGCAAGGTGTTTGCGTTCTACTCTTCTGTTCAGCGCCAAATCAATGCTCAAGACTTCAGCTTCCTCGACACGCCCCAGTACGCGGCTGTCGAGGAAGTCATGTGGTCGAATATCTCGGTCGATGGCGTGACCGTCAACAAGGCTCGCGACCACTGGGAAGAGTTCCCAGAGGACTACATCAACCTGCTCAGCGTTGCTATGAGCGTTATGTCCTACCCTTTTATTCGCGCCGCAGGTATCGCCTCAGCATCCCAAGCAGGGGAGCCAGCGAAGACCTCATCCGAGAAACCAATGTAAGCGGCGAACGCATGGCAATGTTCGCTCTGGTAAAGGCCGGGTATGGCACCCTGGCCGATATCGAGGCGATGGACACGACTGAGTTTCTAGACGCTATCGAGTTCGAACAAATTACCGCCGAGATCCAGGCGCATAAATCGAGGAATCCCGATGGCGGTCGTTAACGAGTTGGTCAGCAAGTTCAGCTTCGTCGGGGATCTTGCACCTCAGCGAGAGTTTAATGAAAACCTGAAGCTGTCTCTGGCGCTGCTGACCGGTATTGGTGCTGCTATTGTTGGCGCTGCTGGTGGCGTGTTTGCGTTCGTGGCCTCCACCACGCAGGCGGCTGACGCGCTGACCGACATGAATGCCGAAACAGGCATCTCTGTCGAAAGCATCCAAGAGCTGGGCTTCGCTGCCGAGCTGTCAGGCTCCAGCGCTGAAGCGATGACCGCCAGCCTATCTGGGCTTGCGAAAGTGTCTGGTGATGCCGCTCGCGGCCTCGGAAAGGGCAAGAAAGCTTTCGACGAGCTAGGGATCAGCGTCAAGGATGCCAGTGGCAACGTAAAAACCGCTGACGTTCTCTTCAATGAGCTGCGCGAATCTTTCGCCAGGCTCGGCACCGACAAGGCCACCCAGAAATCTATTATCGCTTCGCTTGGTCTGGACTCGTCCACGCTTCAGCTTCTCAATGCGACCAATGATGAAGTAAGCGCACTGACCGCCAAGGCTCGCGCACTTGGCATCGTTACGACCGAGCAGGCGGAAGCGGCGGCTGCATTCCAGGATTCTCTGGGCATCGCCAAGTTCGCAGTGAGCGCACTCAGCCAGCAGATCGCAATCAACCTGGCGCCTTCCACTCAGCGCATCACCGATGGGTTCACCGAGTTCCTGATTGCCAACAAAGACCTGATCAAGAACGGCTTGCAATATCTCGGCGAGGTCATCAACTCGACTGCCGGATTCATTGTGCGCATGACGCCGCTCGTTCTCGGTCTGGGTTCGGCATTCATCGTCGCCAAGCTGGCTACTGGTGGGTTCGCGGCGATACTGGGCTTCGTGACGTCACCTGTCGTGCTGATTACAGCGGCTATCGTGGCGTTACTGCTGATCGTTGACGATCTGATCACAGCCTTTCAAGGCGGCCAGTCCGTTATCGCCGACTTCTTCATGGAGTTCTTCGGCGTCGATATTGTGCCGATCATGCACGGTATCGTGGATGCCTTCATGGATATGGTGAGCGCGGTCCTTGCGATCCTCCAGCCGCTGTTCGATTCGTGGTCGGCGATGTTCGATGCGGTAATAAAACTCTTCAAGGGTGATTTTGACGGCGCGCTTGATTCTCTGTCGCAATCGTTCTCGTCGTGGATTGAATTCGTTAAAGGAGTCTTCGGCCTGCTGTTCGATTACCTGGCTTGGGGGTGGGGAAACATTCTCAACGGTATCAAGCAGGGCGCTATGTCTATTCTGCCTGACTGGGCTATCGACTTGATTGGCTCCGGCGAATCTCCGGCTCCAGATATGGGCGCAGGGCTGAGTCCGAATGATGCGATGGCGATCACTCCAGCCGGCAGCAGCTCGGTCAACAACAGCCAGGTCAAGCAGGACATCAAGATCGACATCAAGACGAGCGATCCGCAGGCCGCAGGCGCCGCCGTGGATAACGCCTTGCAGGATCAATTGAAGACCGCCAAGACTCAAGTTAACCGGGGTGGCCGATGAGTTTCCAAGAGCTGAAGGCTGGTGAAGATCAGGCGCTGTCGTCGTCCTCGCTGGAAGAGGTCGGCATTGGTGGCTTTACCCTGTTCGCCAGGGTCAGTGACCAGACGCAATACTCGACCGCATCGCCGACCTCGGTTGTCGAGGACGGCAGCTATATCGGCGACCATCTGATTAACGCGCCAATCAAAATCAGCATCAACGGCGACGTAGCTGACGTGTTCTTCAATGCGCCGTCGAAGAGTGCGTCGGATAGCCGGCTGCCAACTGTCGGCAAAACGACCTCATTCCTACCTGAGCGCACGCCATCGCAGCAACAGCGCGTCGCCAAGGTCACGGACAGCGCCGATGATCGCCGTCGAGGCATCAACGAAGAGATCTCTCTTGGCACCAATTCTGGCGACTTCACCGGCAACAAGTCCGGGTCTAAACCGATCCGCGAGCAGTTCATCGACTTCATTGAATCGATCCACTATGGCAAGCAATTGGTCACGATCTCGATGCCGTATCGCACGCACGACAGCATGGCGATCAATGACGTGACGATCACGCGAGACAACCAGCGCCAGGCGTTGACGTTCACCTTGACCGCGCAGAAATTCCGAATTGCCAAGACGATCTTTTCTGACGTGTCGCGCTTCTACAAGAAGCCTGCGCCGTCGATGAAAAGCCAGACGGGCGGGACGGCGGATAAGGGCGTACAGTCGCCAACATCCGGCGACGGTGCCGGCAAGAAGAAAGAGAAGTCGCTGCTGTCAGCGGTAATCGGGAGATAGGGCATGGCTTTTCAGATAATCAATATCACCGATGAGCCGAGTCAGCGTCACGTCCTGCTGGTCGGTGACGAAGAGATCGTCCTGATCCTGAACTTCTGGCAGGTTTCCGAATTCTGGTCGTTCGATGTGAGCTGGCGCAATGTTCGGCGCAACGGTTTCATGCTGAGCCTGGGCTGCCTGCATATCCAGGCGCTGAACTGGCCGTTTGATTTCTTTTGCGCGACAACTGATTCAAGTGGGCTGGCACCGTTCCGTATCGGCGACTTCAGCGAGGGTCGGTGCGAGCTTTATTTCGTGACCGCCGAAGAGATGCAGGAGCGCAGGGGATTGGAAGTTCCGACTTGACATAATGATTATCCTAGTCGATTATTCGTTTGCGCAATGAGGCGCATGACAGGGGAAAGAATTATGACAACTGCAAAGCATACTCCGGGGCCTTGGACGATCAGGGTGCTTAAAGGCCTGGCAATCCCCGGTCAGAGAGCCTTCGCGATTGACTTCAACGAGGACCAAGAGCAGGTAGTCGATCTTGTTTATGAAGAAGCCGACGCTTATCTGATAGCTGCCGCGCCGGAAATGCTGGATGCGCTGGAGAAGCTGGTCATTTTAGCTGGCGACCGCCTCTCAATTCCAGAAACTTATGCGATGCGTGATTTGCTGGCTGCCGCAAAAGGAGAATCCAAATGACCTACATCCAGCAAACCCTAGCCGCCGACGAAACCCTTCTAGCCGAGGGCAAAATCTCCAAGTGGTCGCTGTTTCACATCTACTGCGCAGCCGTCATCTTCGGCGTATCGATCATCTGTCTGCCGATCAGCGCGATGCTGTTGCTGTATGCCTGGCTCAAGATCCGCAGCACCGAAATGGGTATCACCAGCAAGCGAGTCATCCGCAAATCAGGCGTGATCATGCGCGATACGTCTGAAATCCGGCTGAGCAAGGTTGAGTCGGTATCGGTCAAGCAGGGCTTCCTCGGTCGCGTCTTCGGTTACGGCGACGTGATCATCTCGGGTAGCGGCGGGAATGATGCGGTTATGAAGGGTGTTAAAGATCCGTTGGCGTTTCGTGCGCGGGTTGATGCGGCTTGCGAGCGGCGGCAAGAGATAGAGCTGCGCGTATCCGGCATCAAAGAATTCAATGTTGATCCGTCAGTGTTTGCTGCTGGATTCAAGCAAGGCGGTGCGGCATGAAGCTGGTTGATATTTTGGCGCGAGAGATGAAGGCGTGGCCTGAAGAATGCCGATGGATTGAGTTTGATGGCGCCAACGGATGCTATGCGGATATGGGTCAGGACTACATAACGCTAATCACGGACTGTTCAGAATGCACCGAAAGAACTGGAGCCGCAGTTCACAAGGATGAATGGCAATCCGTAGTCGATTCGTTGAAGGTTCGAGAAGGTGTCGCTGATGCCGATGCCGGTAACCTGATTTCACTGGATGACGTTAAAGCCAAATGGACGAGGACTTGGACCGGCGAAGGTCTGCCGCCAGTTGGGGCGGTGTGTGAATGGCGAGACAAATATGGAGGTGCATGGATCGAAACTAAGATCATGTATCTGAGTAAACATACCGCTCTGCTTCTCTATCGAGGCGATGACGAATGCCCCGATTGTGAGGCTGCGTTTTCTCCTGATGATTGTGAATTCCGCCCAATCCGCACGCCCGAGCAGATCGCGGCGGAAATTCGCAGCAAGGCCGTCGATGACATGATTGCAGCGCTTGGCATGGATAATGTCAGGACTTCAGAGTATATCCGCTGCGGTCTTCTCTACGACGCCGGCTACCGAAAATTCGAAATTACGGAAGAATAACCAATGACCTATCTAGCGCCAATGTGGTTGTGGGCTTTATGGATAATGATCTGGTCTTCAGCGTCAGTACTCTCCTGCGTGTCTAAGTATTTTGAGCCGCATGAGCGACCTTTTTTTGCGGCAATTTGCGCCGCGCTGATCGTACCATTTATGACGACATTCTCGGTCGCGCTTAATTGTTATCTGCTGGGATGGGTCGGATAATGACTGATAGATTTTTACGCGACTACCGGCTCACCATTGGGATAGGCGCGCAGGCTGTCACCATCCTGCCTCCATTCCGAATTCGCTTCAGCGTCGATAAGTCTGACAAGTCAGACCTGAACAAAGCCACGATCAAGATCGATGGCCTCAATCCTGATAAGCGCCGTCGCCTAGTTCGCGACGCCGACGAAAAACCCGAGAAAGACAAGGACGGCAAAGACAAGCCAACCTCAAATTCGAATAATGGTTATTTCCCGGTGCTGCTGGAGATCGGATATCAAGGAAAACTTGAGACGATCTTTCGAGGCTCCATTGATGAGGCTGGCAGCGTTCGCGAGGCTGACGGACAGTTCGTCACGAATATCTCTGCGATGGACGGCGGTGAAGACTTCCTTCGCGGCTTCGTGTCAACCTCAGTGACCAGCAAAGCCGCAGCGGTAGACGCGGTACTCGGCACCATGCCCAACACCAAGAAGGGCAAGATTGGCGCCCAGTCGGATATCACGCGCCCCAAGATCCTCGTCGGCAACTCCATGGCGGTCGTGTCGGAAATGCTTGATCCTGATCAGCGCTGGTTCATCGACGACGAGCGTCTGAATATCTTGAACGCAAGCGAGGTCGTTTCCGGCTATGTGCCAGTTGTCAGCGCCGAAACCGGGCTGATCAACACGCCCGAGGCCGACAAGAAAGAAGTGACGATCACCACATTCCTCAACCCATCAATCAAAGTCGGCGGCCTGTACCAGTTGATTTCTGTCACCGCGCCTCATCGCAACGGCGTCTACAAGTGCAAGCTGATAACCTATAGCGGCGACACCGACGGCAGCGACTGGACTCAGCGCGTCACCGGGGAGATCGCGGAAAGCTACGTGGTGCCGCGATGACTGCCAAGAAAGAAGAGCTAACGGATGTAATGAATGACGCCATGATCACGGCGCTTGCGAATACGCATACCATCGTGATTGCCAAGGTGACATCCGTCGGCTCAACGACCATTGACGTGAAGCCCGTCATCCAGCGAGTAGTCGACGGACAGGCTCAAGATCTGCCGGTATTCCCTTCAGTGCCGCCGATCTTCCTGAGTGGCGGCGAAAGCTATGACGCGCACCCGATCACCGAGGGGGACTATTGCCTGCTGCTGGTCAGCGAGCGATGCTTCGACCGCTGGTATGACGGCGCCGATAACGTGCCGCCAATCGAACAGCGCATGCACGATTACAGCGACTGTTTTGCCCTGGTAGGCGTGTCGCCTGCATCAATGGCCAAGACCATCCCGACGACCATTGAGCGCTTTGGTGATTCGACGGTGACGGGAAACTGGATTCATACCGGCAACTACGACCTGACCGGAATCCTGCAAGTGACTGGCAACACGCTGACCAGCGTGAATACTGATTCAGGCACCTATTCTGTTGGTGGCACTCCAGGCTGGACCGGCACATTCGCAACCGGCGACAGCCGAACAGTCACAGTTATCGCAGGACTCATCACAAACGTCGCGTGATGCTGTAAGATGCTGGCATAGCTCTTGCAGGTGACATCATGCGCGTATCAGGCCTAGACAAAGACGGTGACTGGCGGTTTGGCCGAGGCCTTGCCGTCTATATCTCCCGTGGCGATGCTGTCCGCCAGAACGTTGTGACCCGCCTAAAATCCTTCCGCTCCGACTTCTTCCTTGACGTTGACGCCAATATCGATTGGATCGACTTGCTCGGACGCCGAGAAACCAAGGACGAGATCCTTCGCGCCGTCGAGCGAGTCACCCTATCAACCGAAGGCGTGACCACGATCACCAAGCTGGATATCGAGGTCAAGACAAGCACTCGCAAAGCCACTATAATGCTCTCGTTTGGCACGATTTTTGACGACAGCATTACTGAAGAGATAACCATCTGATGGCAGGCCCGACGATTGATGCCAATGGCATAACGATTCAGAGCTTCGACGAGATCCTTGCCGAACTCGTTGCCGGTTATCAAGCGATCTACGGTGTCGACATCAATCTCGACCAGGAAAGCCCTGACGGACAGCGTGTCGCCATTGAGGCCAAGTCTCGCGCAGACATGCAGGCCTTCGGCCTGTGGATCGCAAACAACTTTGATCCTGACTTCGCTCGCGGCATCTTCCAGGCGAAGATCGCCAAGCTTTCCGGCGTGTTCCCGCGTCCTGCGACCCGGTCCTTCTGGGATCTTTCCGTTGTCACGACTCGCATCCTGACGCTGCCGACCGGATATCAAATATCCGATGACCTCGGGCAGCTCTGGGAGCTTCCGGCGCCGGTCATTCTTCCGATTGGCACTTCGGCAATCACCTTCCAAGCTACGGATTTCGGCTCTGTTACCGGGCTGGCCGGAGCCGTATTCACGCCAGTAACCGTCGTCCTCGGCGTAACAGGCTTCACCGCTGCCGTAGATGCCGAGCCAGGCAAGGACGAAGAAACTGACGAAGAGTTTGTCCAGAAGCGCAACCGAAGCCTTGAGAATCCGGCGTTTTCTACGACCAACTCCCTGACGGCTCGCCTACTGAATACGGCGGGCGTGACTGACGCCTACGTCTACGACAATGATTCGGATGTTTATGATCCGATCAACAACATGGTCGCCCATAGCATATGGGCGGTAGTCGAGGGCGGCACGATTGACGACATCATGCAGGCGATGCTTTTCCAGAAGACCGGAGGTACGCCAATCAAGGGCGCTATCGAGGCGATCATCCCAGAGACGCTGACCAGGCCTGATGGCAGCACTTTCATCGTAAATCAGATCCGCCGATTCGACCGACCTGTCATGGTGCCGATCTACATCACGCTTACGGCCACCCGGAAGGATCCTCTGGTCCCGGTTGACTTGGCGCTGATCAAGCAGAAGATCGCCGCGTACAAATTCTACATCCGCACGCCGCTTCAGGCCGCAGAGCTGTATTGCCCAGCGTACACCGCTGGCGACGACTTCATCCTAACCCTGATGGAGATCAGCGATGATAACGTCACATTCACTGACGGCCTGCTGACGCCTGACCCTGGCTCCAAATTCGAAATCGACGTAGCGAACATCACCATCACCGAGGTGATCTAGTGGCGCTAATCGACGAAACCGCGAACCTCCTGATCAAGCAGTATTGGGAGAAGCCGAAAGCCAAGGCTGAAATTGAGCTTCAGGCTGCGACCTGGGAGAAGACTCGGGCGTTTATCGCGGCGCTTGACCCGGCCTTCGATCTGGATAACGCAATAGGCCCGCAGCTTGACGTGCTTGGTCGAATCGTCGGCATCAGCCGTTCAGTTCCCGGCGTAATCCCGAAGGTCTATTTCGGCTTCAGCATCAACCCAAACAATGAAGGGTTCACCAGCAAGTTCAATCCTCTCCGTATTGGCGGTCCGTTTTACAGCAAGTTCTCGTCGGCATTCACTGACTTGCAGCTTGGCGATAACGATTATCGGTTTTTCATTCGTGTCAAGGCATCGCTAAACCGGGCGGCCGGATACGTATCTAGCGACCAGTACATCAGCATTCAGGACGTCGTACTCGCCGCGTTTGATGGTCGCGCCTACGTTGTCGACAACCTCGACATGACGCTGACTCTTTATGTTTCGCCCGTTGTGAGCCTTGACCGATTAAGGCTGATTCAGGCTCTTAATCTGCTGCCAAAGCCGCAGGGTGTTCGATACAAGGTAATCATCCAGGCAGAACCTGGCAGCACATTCGGCTTCGCGAACAATCCGCTTTCGCAAGGCTTCGCGAGTAAATTTGACCCGCTTAGAATTGGCGGCCTCTTTGCAAGAAAGGTGATCTAACATGGCAAAAATTGTCCGGGTCAACGGCGACGTAAAGGCTTTCGCCTCAGCAGCCTTAGGCACAGAACGCACACTGTTCGGCGAAGTCACTCAGGCTAACGACTTGACCAGTCAGTTTACCGCTGACTTCCTGCGCGGCTGGGGAATCGTCGGGCCTTCCGACCAGCCAACGCTTGAAGACTTCAACGGCGCGATGTACACGAACGGCCAGCTTTCGGCGTACCTCCATCAGATCGGTATCGCCGAATACAACGCTGCTCAGGAATACCACATCGGGAGCCTGTGCAACGTTGCCGGCGTGGTTTACTCGTCGCTGATCAATACCAACGTTGGCAATACTCCTGCGTCCTCCCCGAGTCAGTGGCGGGAGCTTTACGCAGCAGCAACTGAGACTTTGCGCGGCTCCGTTGAGCTGGCTACGGCGGCCGAAACAGTTACAGGAACATCGACTTCACTGGCCACGCATCCGGCCGGCGTGGCGGCCGCAATTGCCGCCGCCGTCGCGTCGGTGGTTAGGCTCCCGCAAGGTTATTTGTCTGGCTTCGCGCTGGCGAATAACTCGGGCGCCCCAAACACTACGCTCGATGTAGCGCCAGGCTCCGCCCGCGACTCTACAAACACTGTTGACATCGCGACTACCACTACCCTGCGCGGCATTCTGCAATCCTCCGGGGCGTGGGCTGCCGGCGACAACCAGAACAAACTGGACGCAGGCGCCAAGGCGATCAACTCGACGTACTACAAGTTCGCTATCGGACACCCAACCATGGCCGATGACATTCTTTACAGCTTGTCACCAACCGCACCCACCATGCCAAGTGGCTATGTTGGCTTCCGCCGCATTGGTCGAGCTGTAACGGACGCATCTGGCAACATCCGCGCATTCAAGGATCGCGGCAACGGGTGCTTCGACTGGGTAACGCCGATTGTTGAAGTAACTTTCGGTCCGGTGGCGGCGTCAACTTCGCTGCTGACGGTTACCGGCCTGGCGCTGGCCACAGCCCGCATGCAGCCGCTCGTGTACGGCGATGCCGTCGGTATGAAGCTGATCGCGACTGACCAGACTGATAGCGTAATGGGGGCGACCGAAACTGACTTTACTGGCGGTCTTATCGTCCAGTCTGGCGGCGGGTCAGCTACCGAGTCAGGCTCGGCAGAATTTCAAGTTTATGTCGACGCATCGTCTCAAGTCCGCATGCGCACTTTTGCAACCGGTAACATGCGGGGTCGCGTGTTGACAGTTGGCTACAAGGAGAATCGCTAATGTTCGTAGAAAGAAATGAGGCGGGCGAGATCGTTGCGGCCTATTCGTCCGCGCAACCTGGCCACGCCGAAGAATTCCTTAAAGAAAACCACAAAGAACTCGCCGAGTTTTACAAGCGATTAATGGAGAGAAGCGCCCCGTGAGTAAATTTTATGTTCATGATGAACAGTCGGATATCCCGGCAACCGTTGGCGGAACTGCCCTGCCGGGTGGCTCGGCTTTCATGGTGCCCGGTGTGTACGTGGTTGCTGGCGTAAGCTACGACTGCGCGCGCCAGGGGCTGTACCGCTGGTGGAATCCAGCAGGGTACTTTATGAACCGCATCGTGCTTGGTTCGGGTGCAGCCCTGGACGTGTACGCGGCACTCAGCGGAATTAGCTGGAACCATGTGCACGGAACTGGCACGGAGCAGGGGTTCGATAGCGCCTCACTGCAAGCCATGAGCAACTCCGGGAGGTTCGTCAAGTGGTCGGCCCGCTGCGGCTACATCGCCGCTATGTGTGCGTGGCTGATGCCTCAGATTGGCGTGAGTGCGCGCATCAAGAACGTCAGCACCCTCGGGGCGAAGAACGGTTACGACGACGGCCATGTGATTTTTGAGACCTTACATGGGGCGGAGTGGCGCATGTGGGACCTGACGAATGGCTGCTACTTCCGCGATGCAGCGGGCAAGCACCTCAGCACCGCCGAATTCATCGCGCATATTGCCGGCGGTGGTGCCATGCCAGAGCGTGTGCGTCTTGATTACGACTACAAGTACAATCACGATTACGCGGGCAACCTCGACCTTGGCCTTTACTGGGCGTTGATGCTTGATACGCCTGAGCAGTCCGAACTGTGGTATCGCCGTATATTCCAGACGGTTGTGTAGGCTACTGTTCGCGCTGTCCGTCGCGCAGGTTTTGGCGGCCGGACAATAAGTGTTATCTTGACGATAATGCCAAAGCGCCATCCGTAACGATGGCGCAACAACTTCGCCAAGGATCAAGCATGGATGACCCTGTTAGCCTGACCGGTCTGCCAACCACAATCGCTACGGCTGTCGGTGTGTTCTTTGCCTGCATTGCGGCCTGGAACAAATGGGTTCAGGCTCAAAAGAACGAAGTGACACAGGTCACAATTCTTTCTGAGGATCGCGACAGATGGCAGTCAAGGGCTGAAAAGGCTGAAACTGCTATTGATGATTACCGAGCCAAGCTGAACCAAATCATTATCGATCAGTCCGAAATGAAGGCGCAGAATGCGGTGATGATCGAACAGATCAAGCATTTGCGAGAAGAAAACGAAGAGCTGCGCGCAGAAGTCCGCAAGCTTGGCGGAGGGTCAAATGTCCGATCAATCACAACACTGTGATCCAGTTAGAGCATCGAAAGAGCGGAAGCTTTTCATGTGTTACGGGGCTATCTCGATTGCCCTGGCTGTAGGTTTCGGCTATTCGATGGCGTCGATCAAGTATCAGGATACGCTGGCGGCCACGGATGCCAAGCATCAAGAGGTGCTGGCAGAGTTCTCGGTGGCGGCAGGCAAGGAGCGGGCCAGTCTACATAATCGTTATATGCGGCAGCTCGGGAAGAAAGACAAAGAAATCGCGGCATTGGTCGGCGTCTGCCGAATTGGAGTGAATGCGAAATGACCTACCCGAAAGCAGCAGTAGACGCGGCATTCCAGTTGCTGCCGGTCAAGATGGATTCCAGGCTGGCGCGAGTCATTCACGCGGCCATCGGCTATCAGGAATCGAAATACAAGGTTCGCATCCAGTACGGCAATGGTCCGGCGCGGTCTTATTGGCAGTTTGAAAATGGGCGACTTGCTGCGATCAATGGCGTGCTGAGCCATTTGGCTACCGCCAAGCTCGCCAAAGAAGCGTGCAAAGCGTGCGGCGTAGAGCCGGAACGCATGGCCGTATGGAAGGCAATGGAAACTGACGATGTCTTGGGCGCCGTCTTTGCCCGCCTGCTGATGTACACCGATCCGTTTCCACTTCCAGCTAATTCCGCTGATGCCTGGGAGATGTATGCCGAGCGTCTGTGGCGTCCAGGCAGGCCGCATCCTGAAGAATGGGCGGCGTCTTGGGCTTTTGGATTGGAGTGCGTGCGATGAACTGGTCTGATATCGGCGGAATCGTTGGGCGAGCTGCGCCAATCGTCGGCACCCTGCTTGGTGGCCCCGCTGGCGCTGCTGTAGGCGCTTTGGTCGCTAGCGCACTGAATGTGCCAAATGACCCTGACGCGGTCAGTGTGGCGCTCGCTGGCAACCCTGGCGCCATGGTTCGTGTGCAAGAGCTGCAATTGAATGCGCGTGTCGAGCTGGAGAAGCTGTCTGTTCAGGCTGAAACGATCCGGCTCCAGGCTGCTGGCGCGCAATATGCCGCCGAAGCTGCTGATCGGGATAGCGCCAGGCAGTTGGCCGGCAAGCAGCCGAATGACATTGTGCGGCCTGCCCTGACGTTCATCATGCTGGGCGGATCCCTGTTTGTCGTCGTGGCCGTGCTGATCGGGTGGGCGAACGAGGTCATCAAAGATCCGACCGCTGCGCTGACAGTCGGAACCGTGCTCGGCCTGTGGCTGGGCATGACAAAGGAAGTGATGGGATTTTGGTTCGGTATGACCAAGGAGTCGCAGAAACAGAATGCGATTGTCACGGACTTCGCCACCTCCGCTGGCACGGTGACGAAGCCGGATAAGTGATCAACGCGGAACGAATAAAGCGCCTCAAGGGGCGCTTTTTTGTTGTGGTCTCTTTACCATCTTGCCTTTTCTGAAAATTGACGGCGGTGTATTCATTCGGTGCCATTCCTTTGAATTGCACCATGCTTTGGCAAACCACCAATAAGCGCCGACTTTCTTATACCAGCACTCACTATAACTTTTTGAGTCTGGCGCCCAGTGAGTTGCGCCATCCGGAGCCCTTCTCCAGTCAGGCTGATTAGATTGGTCGCTCATTTCCGCATCGCCCTCAAGATTGCCGCAGTCGCCTTGGCTGCCGAATCCTTCTTGACCTCATTTTCCATGTCGGCCAGATGTACAGGATTTTTGTCGCCTACCCAGCAAGTCGGCTTCCAGGGAAGATCGCGGTGGATTTTGTTTTTCATGATTCACCTCTGGCTTTGGTGATAGCGCTGCGAGCAACATCGATTGATCGCTGAATTTCATCGGCGCAAAGGTCACTCATGCCGACCATTGCCGTTAAGCGCATCTCGCAATGCTGAAGGGCGGCCAGAAGATCTAGCGCATCCTCGACAAGGCAGATAACGGGGCCAGCATCCGGCGCTTCTCCACCCTCAAAGCGTAACGTTAACACCAGATCTTGCGGATAGCGGGAATCCTGCGAGCAAGTTATTATCTTGTATTTTATGCTCACTTCGCCACCTCCGTCACAACAACAACCCACTCGCCACCCTTCTGGCCGCCGAGCTTGATCGAATAATCCTTACCGCTGAATGCCATCTTTTCGGCCATGGCGAAGGCTGACTTCGGATCGAGCGTGGTCAGAGTGAAGCCGGTGCCGTCTTCGTGTTCGCGTAGGATTTCGGTGATCATGGGCGTGGCTCCGAAAGGTTCCATTTTGCACGGTATTCGGCCAAGAAATCAGCAGGGAACTGAGATTCCCAGCCGCACTGGCCACATCGAAACTGACGCCCATTCCATGAAGTTCTCGGCATGCTGCACTTATCCATGTTCCCACAGTAAGGCGTATAGCCTGGACGGCTCATGAGATTTTCACGGACGATACTCATATCGAAGCCCCCTTAACTTTCTTGATAGCCTTGCGCTCAACTGGCGTGCCGTCAACCAAATCGTAATGCACGACGGCAGAGGTCTTGGCGCCCATATGAACCTTCATGAATTCTGGCAGGTAGAAGACAATGGAGCCTTCGTCGGCAGCATAGAAGCATTCGCCGTGCGAACTGGTACGGGTCAGCTCTCCAGCTTGAACGACTGCCGCTTCAAGGCGAATGGCTTCGCGGGTAGACAGCTTGGCGCATTCGGGCTGTTCGGCGTAGATGCCGTGATAGACCTGTGCGCGGCATGCGAGTGGTGCGCCTGGTTGGCGTAGTGCGCCACATACGATGACTGCGGCGGTTAGTAGGGCTGGCATTGGTTTAGCTCCTGTCAGTACATACCGCGAGAATTGAGCATATTGCGAAGCGATTCAACTTCGCGCTCAAGTTGTTTGATGCGCTCATTCTGGATCTGGTCGCCCATCGCTGCGCATAGCGGCCTCACCAAACGCTCATAGCTCGCAAGAGGCATGTAATGGTTGCAGCCGTAGTCGTCGGATACTTCAACGAGGTTATTGCCGACATCCTTGAAGTTGCCCGCGATCAGGTTCTTGACGATGCCGGTAGCGCGGTAGCAAATGTTTGATTCCGTATCCGACTCGACGTGAGGCAGGTACGACGTGTAAAGGTCGCTCATGATTCCGCTTATGACTTCGGAGGCTTTTTCTTTAAGCTCAGCCATGGCGCCAATCAGAATTTGTTCGCGGCGCTCTTGATGGGTATTCATCTTGTTGCTCCTGTCGTTGTGTTGAGCCAAGTATCTGCCCGCATAATAACTATGTCAACACCAGATAACAAAAAGCCCGCACGAATGCAGGCTGATTGGGTTGCGTGCTACTCCGGAGGCTGATCCATGCCGAACGGATCGCCATCCTCTATTTGCGGTGGCTCGCCGAGATCATCATCGACTGGCGCGGGAGTCTTCTTAACCCGCGCCTTCTGACCGACAGTCATCGGAGCCTTCTTTTCCAGCGTGGCGATGAAGGCTTCGGCGGTCAGCTCGCCAGAATCGATCTTGACCTGAGCTGCCGCCAGGCGCTTGGAGAATGCCTCGTCGGGCCAGAAGATTGGCTCGGCATTCACTGGTTGTGCGTCGTCCTGCGGGTAATACGGCTCGATAGTCTGGATGCCCTTCTTGCCTCGCGTCGTGTTTACCGCGACCTTCTTTGTCCCGCTGATGTGGCTCAGGTGGCTTGTGCGAATGCCTCCGATTGCCTCGCCGCCAAACTTCACTGTTTCATCGCAGAACAACACTGCGGTGCGACCGATCCAGTGTTGAGGCTCATTACCCCAGCAGGCGCACAGGACGCGAAGGGAGGTCTTGGATGGCTTCCATGGTTGCGACCATGAGTCAATGACGATGATCACCGGTTGTTCGCTGCTGCCAGACTTCACGTCGACAATCTTGGCGACAAGTGAGCCGCCAAGGATGTCGCAGCTATTGAGCTGGTCAGACTTTGCCTGCGTTGCTCGTTGCAGGTCTTCGGCTGTGAGTGTCATGGCGCTGTAGCTCCAGTGTTGCGATTAACGCAGATGAATTTGTATCGACCGAATGTCGGAAGCCCACCAAAAGCCTGTCCGGCTTTGTTGCAGGCATCGTAATTATCGAAATCAGGAACTGACATCATCGCCGGCGATGCAGAGACGTAAAGGTATGCAATGAGAATCCACATATTCACACACCTCCAAATTCAACATCGCCAAGCAGCTCGTTAGCCGCCCAGCTCGTCAAACTAGTGACTTCCGATTCATCTGCATACGCAGGCCAGATACCAGACTCCAGGCAGCGCGCATAAGTATTGAGCGCTTCACGATAATGAATACGCCCCAGCTCCAGCGCGATCTCATCGAGGTCGTGAAACATTGTCCCGTGCGGCGAATCCTCTTCGATTGCGAACAGCGGGAACTCTTTCAGCCGCTCGCCAGTTGCCCAGAACCAAACGTCGCTATAGAAGGCGACCTGCATGTAATAGCCGTAGTTCGTGATTGGCTTGGTGAATTCAACACCGCGAGCGTCCTGGCACTTCTTCACGTCGAGCGCAAAGATCGAGTCGCCCATGCGGTCGAAGCGGCATTTTACCTGTACTCCGGTTTCTGGATCGGTTGTGACAACCGATAGCTCGTTTCGGCCTGGCGCTTTCATGTAGGCGTCAAAGCGCTTGTTGCGGTAGGCGGCATCCTGCATGCCGACAAGCTTGCGATGATCGGTGAGCGTCAATACGCGGTCGGCACCAACGTCTTTAACGAGCCCCTTATAGTAAGCGCTGCGCTTGTCCAGGGCTTCGGTAGCGACGACGTAATGCTTGGCGAATCGCTCTGGCTCCAGCAGCGCCATATGTAGGTGCGTACCCATCGCCATTGCTGGCGTAGGCTCCTTTTCTTCCTTGTATTTGAAATGCGCAGGGCTGCGGCGGATCAATTTCAAACCTGAGTTGCTGGCCGCTTCGATGGCGAAGTATTCTTCGGCTGGGAGGTTTTCGTAGATCATTTCGGCAGTCTCTCTTCAACAAGGCGGGCATAACCCTGAATGTCATGCCAGTTATCGGCATAGTTTGGGTCACCCGACAGGATGCGTGCGATCTTGTCGGCGATGACTTCCAACGCTTGGCGATGCATATCAGGCAGGCTATCCATTCCTTGGCACATCATGCCGCGCTTGATGTTCTGGCAGATCTTGGCGTGATCTGCGAAGTCGCCGTAACGATTGCCGCGCTCGATCAGGGTTTGTTCGATGCTCATACCGGCACCTCATGAGTCAGGCATTTCAGCTTGCTGATGCGGTCGAGCAGGATATTGACGCGGGATTGGGAATCGGCGCGCTCCTTCTTGATGCTGGCTTTCAGCGATTCGATCATCAGGCCGCGAGTGTCGTATTCTGGGATATCAATTTCAGCTTCGCGAGTACAGATCAAGGTGTAATCATCGACCGAGCTCATGTCTCGGCCTGAGATAAAAAGCTCAGGTTCCGTCGCCCAGGTGCGCATGATCGTATGGACGTACAGAGTCACCATTTGTTTAGCCATTGTCTTGCTCCTGTCATGGATAATTGCGTTTCGGTAGCGAGAGATTAATCCCGCATAATAACTATGTCAATCGTTTCTCTGCGATAAATGCCAGATAATCAGCATAGGCCAGCTTGAACTGCTCGAAGCCGTAGACGATGGCGGCGAAGTGACCTTGTTCAGCGCCAGCCCGCAAGAAATCCTTTTGCTCCTTGCTGACCGCTGACTTCGTGCGGTCAAGCCTTTTGAGTTCGAACAGGCCGACAATGCCGCCGAGATCGATGATGTCTGGCGGCCCAGCTTTAACGCCTTCCTTGGCGCGCATTTGCATATGCTGGGGGCTGGCTTTCGTCTCCCCTGGACAATGGAAGATCAGCGGCCAGCGGTCAGCATGGTTATGCTTTAGCCAGGATATGCAGTCGATTTGCTCGCATCGCTCGGTTCGGCATTCCCCACGATAGCCGCTGTCGTAGATGCGAATCAAAGCGCAACCTCCTGTTCCTGATAGCGACGGCGGCCTATGGTCCAGCGACTCCCCTTCTTCCGCGCCGATAACTCAGCCGGAACCGGTATCAGATCAATGTTTTCCATAACGGTTTCAGCCTTCATTGCCCGCAACCTTAGACGCGACCGCTGATCAATCGGCAGCGCATCAACGAACTTGCCCCAGATGATGTTGTTGACCTTCTTGTTGTCGCCGGCATGCGGATAGAAGATTTCCATCGGCGTGTCGCCGGTCGAGAGCTCGTATCGGAACCAGAGTTTTCCGCCTGATCCGTGGCCGGCTTTCATCGAGCGCACAGGAATCGACTCGCCATCGGAATAACTCTTATTGTTCAGTACGGCATTTGGATCGATCAGCATGCGACGGCATGAGCGGCACTCCCTGGCCACTTGGTCGTTCTGAGTCATGCAGCCAGGACACAACCTGAAGTGCCAGAAGTGCTCACAGCGCTCGCCCTTGTTGTCGCGATAGATGCAGCGCCGCGCCGAAGGACTGTTCATGGTCTGAACACCCAGGTCGGCCATACATTTCGGGCACTCGATCAGATCCTTTTTCTCCTTCTTCGCCTTCTCCAGCTCGGCCTGTTCGAGAATCTGGTTGTCGTACAGGTGCCCGAGCGTGTTCATCACGTCGGCATAATCCATCACTAGAGCATCCGGCTTGCTGCTGGCTGCAATCAGCTCCAGTCGATCCGCCGCAGTCAGGCCGAACAGGTTGGAGCGCTCAAACATCGGAACTTCGCCGTCAAGGATCAGCAGGCGCAGAACTCGACCGATAGCTTGGATCAACAGAACCAGAGATCCGATTGGCCGCATGAACACCAGCGTGTCCCACCACGGCACGTTAACTCCTGTCGTCAGAACGGCCACGTTGATCGTGTACTTGATGACGCCGGTTTTCGCCTGATCCAGAATCCGACGACGATCCTTGTCCTTGGTCTTCTCGGTGATGACGCCAATGGTGTCTGGGTCAACGCCGAGGTCTTTCATGGCGGCAGCGATCTGCCTGGCATGCCGCTGGGTTGCTGCGAAGATCAGTACGCCCTTACGGCTGGCCGACTTCTCGATTACGTCAGAGCAGACCGCCAGCAGCTTTTGGTGATCGCTGACAATGGCATCCATCTCCGCTTCGTCATATTCCCAGCCGTTCGGGTTGAGGTGACTGAAGTCGTATTGCTTATCCGTGTCGTCTGGATAGCCGAATGTCGGCGGAACGACCCAGCCTTGTTCGATCATGAATTCAGTGGTGATGATGCCGTCGCCTACCCCGCCCTCCGGGTAATCAGGATCGTCCGGCTTGATGCTGGCGAACTTGCGCCATAAGTGCTGAGGCGTATCGCCGACGATAGACTCGATGCCGCGAAAGCATGACCCGCTGAATCCTGCGAAACGCATTGCTGGCTTGCAGTCGTAGAAATGCTCAAGGATCTTGACCGCCATGCTGTCCGGATTATCGTATGGGATCTGGTGGCACTCATCCCACATGATCAGGTCCGGGTGGAACTTCTTCATCAGTGCGCGCTGCTCGGGCGTCTTGGTCATCTCTTCAACGGTGCACGGAGAGAAGCGGTATTGAGGCTTTGGCGCTTCAGGCTCCTCGCCATCCTTGGCTTTTACGCCGAAACCCAGAGCGCGGGAAAGCGTGCCCTCGGTAGCGTATACCACTTGAAAATGGGTCGATTTGACCTTGCCGCAACTGGCCGAGAATAGACTGTTGTTCAGCAGTTTGGATTCGTCGTTGAACTGCCAGGCGGCTTCTGAGTTCTGCATGCACAGCTCACCCTGGCGCTGGATGACCAGCACGAGGACAGATCTAGGCTTTGCAGCGTTGATGGCGGCCTTTCTGACCGCCATGGCCAGTGCCGCGATCATTATGCTTTTGCCGCTTGAAACAGAGGCGTTGCAGACGATAGGCGGATGAATATCTCGGTCGCCCCACTTCACCGTCTCGCGGCTGCGGAAGTGTTTTTGCATGGCGGCGATTGTTGGGAGCTGATGCTCTAGGAGCTGGAGAGCCATTATTCATCATCCTTGATGCCGACATTGCGGTGATAATTCTCGCGGCGCGCCTCGCATTCAAGGTCGCAGCAAACCTGATTGTCCGTTACCCATACGCGGGCTTTTTCGTCGCTATAAACTCGGCGATAGCAGCTCCCACACTCCTGCGACCAGCCGTGTTCTTCGACCAAAACCTTCATAGGTACGCCGCCTTTAACGCCGGCGTATTTATCCAGCTCTGGCACTCTTCGGCACGAAACAACATCTTCAAAATCAATGTTCAGTTCGTTGGCGCCGTCACGTCGAGCGACCACGCTATAGCGGGCAAACTCAATTGTCCCGTATTCGTCGCTCTGCACGTCGTAGGCTTTTATCGGTGGGATCGGCTTATTCATTATTTTCACCCTCAAACAATTCCGCTTGCTTATCAGCATCCAACGCCTTGCCAGATTCGCGCATGTCGTTGACGGCCTGGATGAGATCGGCGAGTGCGTGAGAATCAATGGCGATGAAGCCGCGCTCAGGAAGTTCGCAGGCTTCCAATTGCTCAGCGGTCAATGACTTGACCAACACCACCGCATTAGAAACAACCATGTCAACCTTTGGACGACTCGGCGCTTTAGGCTTGGCAACCTTGGCCGTCACCTTGTCCTTGCCGAGATCTTTAGCGGCCTCCTGGAGGCGCTCCAGCTCGGCTGGCGCATCGTCACCATGCTCGCGAGTCAGCTTCACGGCCTCTGTGGCGCTGATAGATCCAGAGTCGACCGCAGCCAGAACTTCAGGCTTTGCACTGGCCAGCAGAATCATCTGATCGACGTGCGCCAGGGACTTGCCTATTTCGGCGGCGATATCCTGGCGAGTCATGCCGTGTTCATCGCGCAGGGAAAGATAAACGCGGCCACGCTGGACAGGATCAAGCGGCAGCTGGCTGTTGCTCTTGGCTACCATGGCCTTACGCTGTGCTGGCGTGCCCTGGAACGGAACGACACTCACATAACCGTCGAAGCGATCCGGGTAGGAGCCAGCGAAATCGCTGTAGGCCCAATAACGGCACTCGCCATCGACCAGCTCGATGTCGCCGGTTTCTGGATTCGTCCAGACGACCAGCGCAGGAATCGGCTCGCCAGCAATCAGTGCAGCGACGATTGAGGCGATATGAAGGCGCACGTCTTCGCGCTGAAAATCACGCTCATTGAAACCGTTGACGATCTTGATTTTGCTGTGCAGTGCGCGGATCGAATCACCACGTTTTGCCGCGGTGTTTTCTTTGTCGGATGCGATGTTGTTGAGGGTATAGGCCAATTTATGTTGCTCCTGTCATTTCCGTGCGGATAACAACTATATCAAACCATCGAATCAGTTGTCGCGATAATTAAAGTCTTTGTCAAATTTGCAGCCTGTCGAGCCGGCTCGGTGCGGGTGCGGAAAACAATCAGCGTGGCAGGGTAGGTATCTGCCCGTCTTGGCGCGCATTTGCACGACCTCGACTCGGTGACGGTATTCGTCCTTGCGCCAGTCTCGGGCGCCGCATAGGCATTTTGGCTGGAGGCGATAGGCTTCCGGGTGTTTCTTGAGCTTGCGCCTGGCCAGGCAGTGGCGGCATCTGCTGTGCGTCTTCATTTTACTGGCGGCTCAGGAAGTGGTTGCCAGTAAGTTGGAGCTGCATCGAAAGCGACTGTGCCGCAGCCGTCATATGTTGGGTATACCCCGCTCGGCGACCATTCTTTCCACGCATCCCAGTAGCCCACAGCCATCGAGCCGTCACCGAGCAGTAGCAGATAATCGCCAGCTTGCGGCGGGGAATCCTCGATCTTGTTCCAGTCTGACATCTCTCTTCTCCATTGCCATAATTGTCTCTCCGGTGGTACTATCCGCGAAACATAATCACTATGTCAACACGGAATTAATTATGCCTCCAATTGATCTTCAGCAAGACGACCGGGGCCGAGTGCTTGCAAGCCTGATCGATGAATACGGCTCTGCGGCCGCGCTGGGTCGCGCTGTCGGTGTCTGCCAGCCAGCGGCGGCGCTCTGGGTTAAAAGGGGCTACATGTCCCGCCGAGCCGCCTTCGCGCTGGCGGAGAAGACCGGGCGAATGAAAGAAGAGTTTCGGCCTGACCTGACTGCTGAAGAATGGGCGCAGGAATTCCCAGGTCCGAATCCAGGCGTTAAGCCGGTGGCAATCACTGGTGACGCCAAGCTGCTGGTCAGCCTAGCCAAACAATTCGGCAGCGTCAGCAACCTGTGTGCCGCCGCATTTTGCAGCGTCTCCGACTATCACACCTGGAAGTCTCGCGGTCGCATCCCGGCAATCAAGCTGCCTACGCTGCTGAGTCTTCAGAAGTGAGCGGCGACCGTGAGCTTGTGCCGCAACATATCGTCGACAGGGCCAACGAGGATATTGTCGGCGTCGTTCGCGGATACCTCCCCGACCTAAAGAAGACCGGGAAAAACTGGTCGGCGGTCTGCCCATTCCACAAAGAGAAATCCGGCAGCTTCACGACTAATGACGCGAAGGGCATGTACTACTGTTTCGGATGCGGCGCAGGCGGTGATGCAGTCGGGTTCGTCCGCGAGATGAATCCAGGCATGAGCTTCCGCGATGCCGTCCAGTCAATTCTTGGCGAGCTGACGCTTGAGAGTTCGGCGGCGCCGCGCAAGAAGATTGTTCGGGCAACACGCTGCGAGCTGCCGAGTCACGCCGAAGACAGCCAGAAATCAGCCGACATCATGTCGCGCACCCATCTAACAGAAATGCATCCATACCTCATGACGAACAACACCGCTTCCAATATTTGCAGCTCGGTCAACAGCAAGGGCATCCTGATGGTTCCGCTGATCAACAACATCGGCGAGACAGTCAACGTTGCCGCCATTATGAAATCAGGCTCGATCACCTACGCAGCCGGGAACCCATCGTTCGGCTCGACCGCCATCCTTGAACCAGAAGGCGAGCACGACGGCAAAACAATTATTTGCATCGACTACGCGCACGCCTGGCGGATCTGGTGGTCGCAGCTCGGAAAAAGCCGCGTCCTGTGCGCCATGGAATACGACAACTTCAACTGGATGCTGGCCAACTGCAGGGACCGATTCACGCACATCGGCTGTGATCCATCCGAAGCTGATCACCATGTTGACGAAGGCCGTGCTGTCATCGCGCTACCACTGGATCCTTACGCTAAGGTTGACAGAAAAGCCTGCTGCGCATAGGCTGACAACTCCTTAGCGATGCTCCTGTCAAGCTCGTCGCCGGTACTAGCCCTATCCTCGGATGGGGCTTTTTATTGCCCGAGCGCCGCCGTATGGATAGAATCAACTCGCAGCTAGGAGGCATCCGAAAAGCGATTCGTCATCGCCTGCTGCAAACCAATCGACGGCCACTTAGACGGGTGAGCGCCATGAAAATATGCAAAAAATGCAAAACTGAAAAGCCAAAAAATGAATTCGATAAGCACTCCGCAAGAAGCGACGGCCTGCAACCTCATTGCAAAACGTGCAGGAAAGAGCATAGGGCTAAAAATGCCAAAAATATTTCCGATTATCAGCGGGCGTACAGGATTTCAAGGCCTGGAGAACGCTCAAAGCAACAAATGAAATATGCCGCCAAGAACCCCGAGAAGGTTGCCGAGAAAGATCGCAGATATAGGGCTAGGCACCCTGAAACAATTTCAGAGCATAGAAGAAACCGTAGAGCGCTAAAGCTAAACGCAGAAGGCAAGCATACCGCTGATGAAGTTAGATTAATTTTTCAGTCACAGCGCGGGCTTTGCGCAAACTGCAAAACTAAATTATCTACTGATGGAGATAATAAGTATCACATTGACCATGTCATGCCGCTTGCGCTTGGCGGCTCTAACTGGCCTGAAAATCTGCAATGCCTATGCCCTAAATGCAACCTGTCAAAGGGCGCAAAACACCCGGATATCTGGGCAAAAGAAAATGGACAGGTACAGCAGCGCGAGAAAATGCAGGCGTAAAAAAGCCGCCTTAGTGGGGCGGCCTGGTATCACTGGAAGCGTTGACTAGTGGATATTGTACTTCTCCTGCCTTGCTTTCAATCTGCATGAGTCGCACGTCTCGCGGCATCCCGATGCAGCCGAAGGGTTAGACCAGAACTTCTCAAGCTCTTTTGCCGTTCCGCATTGAAGGCACTTCTTTGCCATGATGCCGCCGATGCTTACCATCTGTCCGCGCTGATAAAGGTCAATGTCTTCAGTTGGTAGCGCCTGGTACACGGTCACATAGCCGCAGCCGTACAGTTTTGCGACATTCTTTCTGGTTCCAAGGCGCATGACATGAAACCGGATTTCATGAGCTGGCGCAGATAGCTTTCCGACAGGCACTTTTCCGAACTTGACCTGCATCTCTAGGCCGTTTTTCTTCATGTTTGAGCGCAGGCTATCCCGGCAGAATCCAAGCTCCATCTCGACAGCTGCCCAGGTCCTACCGGACGTCCGCATCTCATGAGCACTGATTCTATGGTCGAGCGTGATTTGCTGACGGCTCATTAATTCAGCTCCTTGACCTTGTCGAGGCAGGCGTCCACCTCAGCCAATTGTCCCGGTGCAAATAGCTCGGGTTTTGCATTAGTGCGCAGAGAAAGAAGGATTGCCGCCAGCCTTTCGTTGAGCACCGATGACGGAGCGGGCTGCTCGGCCGGATGGCTGTACAGTTTCGCGCCGACGTGGTCTTCCTGTTTCACGCCCGCGCACCACTGGAGCACAATGCCCTGGGCGATCCAGCCTTCCTTGTGGCCGAAGTCAACAACGGTGGCCACCGGCTCACGCTGGCGCTTAGCCCTCTCCGCTTTGACGCCAGCACCGTAGGCACCTTCCATCAAGTCTTCGACGCTGAGCTCGTGCTGCATGGCTTCTTTACCGTGGTCACGGAACCACTCCGTGAAACCTGGGCTGGCATCCCCCTGCCGCTCGACGACAGGGGCGGCGACTCTTGGCCCGAGTGCTTCTACGCGGATCAGATCAAGATTTTTGATCAGGTAGTCCAGCGATTGCAGGCCGACCAGTTTTGCGCGCTTGTAGTTCAGGTGAACGTACACGGCGCCCATTTCTTGATTGAGTTCAAGCTTGTCGTCAGTGCCGACCGGCTCCGGGTATGCGTCCAGCGCATCGACTGCGTAGAACTTTGGTTCAATTTTACTGCTCATTCGCTTGCTCCTTAGTAGGGGATATTCCACCAGAATTCCCAGTTGCGGACCGATTCGCCTGGAGACCGGCCGTAGCCTTTGACGTTTGTGTTGGGGTGGGTAGCAATGAATTCTTGCTTGTCCGATTGCCACACAACTTTCAGCTTTGCTTCACTGGGTCGCATTTGCTTGCCCCTTTCTTGATTTCAAAAACCCTGAAGTCTTCCGCGCCTGTTGCAGTGTGCTCAAGGTTTCCACGCTGATTGGTGTGGAACTCGCCTTTCGGTAGTAATCGGCGCGGGAACACGTCATGCCATTTTCCTATGCTCGGGTCGCAAACCGCACAAAGCTTGCGACCTTTGCATTGGTTGCCTTCGTCATCACGGAACCAATATCCGCTGGTGGCCGTGTTGTCACAGCAGCCGCACTCTTCACACTGGAACAGACTCATTCGCTTGCTCCCGATTCGGTGGGCTTATCCAATGCGGCGTCAATATCACGCTGCATACGGAGCAGGTGGTCGTCATCCAGGAAGCCGCCGTAAGCAACGTCTTGAAACTGGCGAACAAGGCTTTCGAGAGTCGCATTCCGCTGCTCGGCGGCTGTCAGGCGCTGCTGAAGGTCAACGATGGAGTTCTTCCGGTCGCGCGCCTGCTCAAGACGCATCTTCAGGTCGTCACGTTCAGCGGTCATTTGTTCGAACTCATCCATTGCTCGAGCAATTCCGCCGAGAGTGATAACGCCTTCAACAGCGGCGCAGGCATCCATCAAGCCCTGATCTGGCCCGGCTGTTCCTCCCGTGGTTCTGGCACAAAAGACCAGTTTTTTAGACGCCTCCCAGAGGGCAGACACTGCACTTTTGAAAATGACCAGATCGTCGCGTGCCATTTCGAGCTC